GAATACGATCCTTGGGGCGAACCTTTTTTATTACAACATACTAGACAACAATTAGAACGCGACTACTTGCCACACGAACGTGATGCACGCCGCAATGGTGTGCCAGTTATGGGTAAAGGTGCTGTGTTCCAAATACGCACGTGGCCCATATATAAAACTGGGGATTACGATTTTAGAAACATTACCGGCATACATAGAGTTATTGCTCTTGATTTGGGCTTGGTCAATGACAAAACTGTTATCTCATTAATGTATTGGATGCCACACGAACAAGAAGCTTGGTTAGATAAACAAATTGTTGTTAAAGGAACCGAAGAAGCCAATCCAATAAATTATATTAATCATTTGATGCGACCCGAAGTCTTTGGCACACCTATTGTGCTTCCAGCTGATGCAGGCACACAAGGACGATACACAATGAACAGTCAAAGTATTCGGGAGCTGTTTGAAAGCTATGAACTAAATGTTCATCCCGATGCAATTATGAATCCTGCTGATGATCAAGGACGCACAACCAACCACAAGAGCTTTGGTATAAACGTCATGCGTCAAATGCTGGAGCTGGCCACATTGCACGTAAATGAAAATTGTGTGGAGTTTTTACGCGAAGCACAAAATTACTACGTGGACGAAAAGGGCCGATTCTCAGATCCTGATGATTGTATTGATAGTGCACGTTATGCCTTGCTGGGATGTTTAAATGGTATTGCTGAACCCTGGGATAATCGCAGTCCGCAACAGAGAATGGCAGCGGCTAAACACAACATGCGGGTTTGGAAAGCAGCCAAACAAAATCAAACCGATCGGCCTGTTTGGAAACGCAGTTGGAGCGCTGAAGGCGGGGTCATGTGACGCTAAATATCTTATAACCATTGGAAATACAACATGTTAGATCTAAAAAACGTCGTAATAAGCAATCTTAACGGACATTCGGGCATGATGGCTCGTTTTGTAAAGATGAAGAGCTTGTTAGACCAAAAGTGTGCGGCAAACTTGCGTTTGTTGGCAACAAAAAACAATATCAATCGTGTAACCGATTATCACTATTTGAATCTAGCAGTTACAGACTCCACAGATCCAGTTAACGGACTTGATTATATTCATCCTGTAGTAAAACCTGTGGTTGATTATGCAACCAGTGTAATTACAAAAGGACTTGCACAAAATGGCGAGATTAATTTTGAATTTGTAGCTGATAATGAAGATGATGAAGTTGCAGCAAGACAAGCAACTGAAATGGTGCACAAGCTGATTAATCAAAACAACGATCCGCACTTTATACTACAACACTGGGTAATGGATGCTTGCTTGCACAAGAATGGTGAAATGTTGATTGCACCCATGCGCGAACAAATTGTGCGTTATGTTACCACACAAGGAACCAACGATCAATTGGCTGCATTTGAACAACAAGCACGTGAAGCTGGATTAAATGCTCGACGCCAAACCAAACGCAAGCACCACGTGGACATGAACCAAGTTGCAAAAGAAACTGCACAATTTAGTAATGGTTTAACACGTGCACAACAAGAAGAAGAATTAAACAAACGTATCGAAAATGCCATGCTTGGTAGTCAAGGCAATTTTGACGAGATGGGACAAGAAGGTCCAGACAATGTCGAACTACGTGATGGCGAAGATGCAATTAGCGATAGCATAACACGTAACACCATATATGAAGCCAAATACAAATTAACTGGTTATAATTTAAACGTTAAATTTAGACCCATTGCACAACACTATTGGATGTGTGATCCCACTGTTATTGAAATTCAAGAGCAACCATTCTGCGGTTTTTACAAGCCTATGTCAATTCAAGAAGCGTATGAATTGTATCCTGATATTGACTTAGAGGAGTTTAAAGTTTATGCCGAATATTCCAACGTTGGTTCATATCAAGCTGGATCACTCCTTAACAATTTGGCTTTGCACGCTCGTGATAGTGTGCCAATTAATGGCCTTCCTGCTCAAGGATATTCAGCGCAAGAACCTGAAGCAAGACAAGTTACTGTGCTTACTGTTTGGAATCGTTACGATATTGACAATGATGGAGAGTTGGAACTTATTGAATTAATTTATTCCGGACAATATGTTATTGCTGCACGTGAAGTAGAATTTATTCCAGTTGCCAATATGGTTCCAAAACCTCTAGCACAAAACTTTTATGGCTTTGCCATTGGCGAAAGCGTTGTTCCACAACAAGAATACATGACGTCAGGTTATCGAGCAGAATTGCTAACTGGCCTATTACAATCAACACCACGTATAGGTGTCAAGCCTGATCGAGTAGACTTTGAAGAAATACAAGATGGCGAAGCAGCAATCTTTATTCTAGACAGCAAGTTTAATCCACAAACAGACATTTATGCAATGCCTATTCCACAAGGCAATCCCACATTTTTAGACAATACCATGAGCCGTATGCAACAAGATTCGATGGCAATGGTGGGAATGACAAGTCCACAAGACGTGTTTAACCCCGAAGTAATGGATCCAGGTAATAGCGGAGCAAAGTTAAACCTAGCATTAAGTCCAAATCAAATTATTCAAGACAATACTGTAAAGAATTGTGCTGAAGGACTTAAAGATGCAATTTGGTTAATATGGCGCACCTTGATTGCATTCGGAGATGACTATGGTGTAAAGAAACTGGCACAACAATTCCACCCTGAAGGCAAAGCTGAGTTTATGGATTACAAATCGTTTGATGACATGAACTTTAACGAACGTAAAACCATACATATTGATCTTGCACTGGGTATGAAAAGCGAAGAAAACAGTTTACAACGCAGTCAAATTATCAAACAAGCACAAATGCAATTGGCACAAGAAGTCACTGCTGGTGTTGCAAGTGGCGCACTAACACCTGCTGCATTTAAGAAAATGCGTAAGCCTTACGAAGATATGTTATACACATTAGGTGTTAAAGAATCGGATGTTTATTTGCCAACTAGCCAAGAAGTTATGGAAATGGCAAAACAAGCACAACAAGCTGCTGCACAACGACAACCTGATCCAAAGACAGCCGCAGAAATACAACAAAAACAAGCAGGTGCACAAGTTGACTTTGCACGTGCACAACAAATTCAAGCAGATGTTGCAGGTAACAGTGCAAAAATGCAGTTGGATGGTTTTAGTTTAGTTGGTGAACACAAGGCACGTGCTTTCTAACAACTAAATAACTTTAGATTGGAATTGAAATGATTGATCAAGACGTAATTGATGCGTTCAATAGCCGCCCGCGTGTGGATTTGAACAACATTAAAAAGATGACGCCCAGCCAAATAGACAAACTCAAGGTTTGGGGCACACAAGCAGAAAACTTGTTGACAAATAGAGAGTTTGCAATGTTTGTGCATCAATACAAATTTGAAATGACCGATGCACTTGCAGATATCAAGATGCATAACGACGTAGATAATAATGCTCGCATAGCTGTTGCTAATCAGCTTGCGGGCATAGATGGTTTTATCAGTATGTTGCGTAGAGCAGTATACTTTAAAAACAAAGTGGTAACTCAACAGAACAAAACTGAAGAGCCCAACTTATAACTAAGGAGACGCTATGGAAAACATAGTAACCGATCGCCCTAATCTCGCAAGTGAGACGGTCCCGGTCGAAAATGTCAGTAGTGGTTTAGACGCTATTGCTCAGAAAATGGCCGCAATGAAAGAACAAACGTTGCGTAACCAAATGAGAAATACCGAATCACCTGAAGCAGGGTCAACTGAGGCGGCAGCCAAAGATGCTCCTGTGGCACCAGAAGGTGTTAAAGTTGATAATAATGTCAACAATGATACCGAATTAGTAGAGCCAGAAGTCGACGCTTTAGAGAGCGCGGATAGTGTAAGCAACGATGAAGTAGACGCCCCTCAAGAGGTAAGCCAAACAGATTCGAGTAGCGAAGATATAATTGATTTTTTAGAGTTTGCGGAAGAAAACCCGAACGCCAAGTTCAAGTTTAAACGCAACGGAGAAACAATCGAGATTGACGCGAAAAAAGCAGCCGCTATTCTAGGTCAAGGAGCAGCGATAAGTGAAGATGCACGTAAGTTAAAGATTGAAAAAGCCGAGTTCGACGAATACCTACAAAGTAAACGTGCTCAAACTGATGGTCTTTTACTTGCAATGGAATTTACTGTTCAGCCTCAATTGCAAAAGGCTTATGATGAGATTATAAAAACGCAAGGTTACCAAACAACCTTCCAGCAACAGTTGGCACAAGCGCAGGATCCTGCTACACGAGCAAGAATCCAAGCTAGTATTCAACAAAATGAGCGATACATTGCACAACAAAGTGCACTGGTCAATCAGTTAAAGCCTAACGTAGATCAGTTTTATCAACTACGTAGTCAACAGGTGCAGGAAATACTTGAAACAAACCGCAAGGGATTCAAGGACAAGGAATTAAAGAACCGCGCAATTTATGAAGAGATTCGTGAGAAAGTTGCAAAAGATTGGTCAGGAGCAAATGGACAATTGGTGCCAGGTGTAAAAAATATTGATCTTATATCAAGTGACGAACATTTACTAAGTTTGATACGCGATGGATTAAAATATAGAGATAGACCGGTAGCTAAAAGTTCAGGAGCAAGCATAGCGGCTTTGACAAGTCGTAAAGCAGGCACCACAATCCAGACACGCAGTGGAAACCAGTTGAGTGATCTTCAAGAAAAAGCCAAGGCGGGCGATAAGAAAGCCCAAGATAACCTCCTGTTAGCCAAGATGAATGCATTAAGGTCACAGAGAGCAAGATAAAAGACATTTTTAAGGAGAATTACAATGTCAACAGGTTATAATAGCACAACAGCTATCGGCAATGGAACTGGACTATACCAAACCGATATCGTTGTTAAGGATTTAGATTTAGATGTTAGCAATCGCGTAAAAGACGACACTCCAGTGTTGAATATGTGTATGGCTAAAAAGCGTAAAGTTGTTTCTACTTTACCTTTGTGGACAAACGACGTTTATCGTCTACCACAAACTCAAGCACAACAAGAAGGTGCAGCAGTTAGTTCAGCAGCAGTTGAACAACAAAGCCGTGCTAACTTGGGCAACTACACACAGATTTTCTCTACTGTAGTTGGTGCTACTGGAACTGCACGTGCTGTTGAGCAGTCAGGTGGAGATCCACAAGCATATCAAGAAGTTAAGCAATTGATCGAATTGATGTTTGACGTTGAAGCACAAATCGTTCGTGCTGACCAAATCGGAACAAAGTATTCAGGTCAAGCTGGTATTGCAGCTGGTGTAGGTATTCCTGCAACAGTATTCACATACCCAACTGCTGATGCTAACCCAAATAACACATACGCAAACGTTGCATTACCAAATGCTACTTCAAGCGGTGGTGTTGTTACTGGTGCTAACGGTGTTAGTGCTTATGGTGTTGGTTCAACAGTTTATTCACTAGCACTAGGTCGTAGAATGGGTTCATTGAACTCTTTCGCTGGAACACATAGCTTTAACCCAGCTACAGGTTCTACATATTACACAGTTTTCAACAATGAGTCTAGCGATGCTACAACTCAAGGAACTGCTAACGTATGGACAGTTGGTGGATCATTAGTGTCTAGCACACTAACAAACACAGGTGAAGGTCTAGGTTCTAGCTTCTATTCTTACACAGGCACATTGCAACAATTTGCACCTAGCTTGTATAAGCAATTGGTTACAAC